TACCGCATTAAGGCTTACGAAATAAAGCGGGATGATGTGCTAATCGAGGCAATTTATGACAGGGTACAAATGTGCCGCAATATTATTGAAGTTGAACTATTAACAAAACTGAAATGACACGACATTTTAAACGCTATTTAAACCGAAAAGACGTTAATTTATTAGAAGTCAAGGCATACATTGACCGAATTTTATCTAAAAGAATTGTGGCTAATGTAAAATATCCCGTTAAGCCTGAATACGAAGAAACCGTACTAAGGGAAATGGCCGCATACTGGGGAGTGCCGATTGAAACCGCACTTACAAAGCGAAGGTTTACAGAACAAATAAATTGTAAACACGCTTTTCGGTTTGCTCTCCGGGCTGTTACTGGAATGAAAATGGAGAAAATTGGGGCTTTGCTTAACTGCGATCATGCCAGCGTTAGCCACAGCATAAAATTTGTAAACAATACAAAAATTGGGGACAAGGAGTATTATAGCAAATGTCTTCAACTGGCGGAGCATCTGCGTATGGTATTGATTGAGTTGGATTTAAACGAAAATCAGCCTACCTTGCACGAAATACCTTGCGACATTTTCTTTCACAATTAACAACAAACACCATGACAAAAACAGAATTAGAAAAACTTGGCTTTCAGCACCTAAACGGCGTGAACTGGGGCTTGCTTATCAAACCAATTTACATTGGGGCCCCGCTTATTATTCGGGCATCAACTACGGGGGATTTGGCCACCATTAGCCTTGCAATCAAGGAAGGAGATGAACCCAAAGAACTGCCCATCGGCAATTGTGCGAACCGATATGCCGACTTGAAACACCTGATATCTTGGTGCGGCATGACAGGGGCCGACATCGGCACGTATATCGTGGAAAAGTTGATCACCGAACGCAAGCAAAAGAAAAAATAAGTACCTTTAACCCATAACCATTTAACCATTTAACCATGTTACAAATTCAATTGATTGGCCGTATTGGCAAAGATGCCGAGTTGGTCGGCAAGAACAAAGACATTGCAACCTTTTCGGTAGCGGTCGGCAAAGGCGAAGAAACGCAATGGTTTCGCTGTGCCCTGTTCGGCAAGAACAACCAGCCCGCTGGGGTTGCCAAGTTCTTGAGCAAAGGGACACAGGTGTATATTAGCGGCCGCCCGGTGCTTGACGTTTACAAAGACAAAGAGGGCAACGATAAAATCGGCACAGACATCAAGGTGCTGGTAAACCAAGTTGAACTGCTTGGCGGCACACGTACCGAATCAGGCGGTAGCCATTTGCCACAAGTCGCAGAAACCGATGACTTGCCATTCTAAGATAGTGTGTTAGTGTTAAAGGGGGCCCAGCAGCGATGTTGGGCTTTTTTTATGCCGCCGAATGCCGCCAAGTGTTAAAAAGTGTTAAAGCAAATTTTGGTATTGATATTCTTTTTACTATTGCAGTACACAAAAACACAAACCATGATTTACGCAAACCACCTTTACAACTTGGCAACCAGCAAGCCAAGAATTTCAATGGCTGAAATCGAAGCCGCCTGCATTGACAAAGCCAAGCAAGGCGAAATGTACTGCTGGGTACATAACCCGATTGCTGAAAAAGACATTATAAGGCTTATATTTAACGGCTTTAAGGTTGAAAAGCGGGATAACGAAAACTACCGCATTGACTGGTCAAGCCCTACTAACATTTAACCCTTAAAACACAACACCATGAAACACTACTTTACACTTGGCTACCGCTTCCAAGATGAATGCTTTGCTTTTTACGGCGAATGCACGAACGAAATGACCGTTGAAGAAACCGACCTACGCCGCAGAGCAAACATCGCTGTGGTTGGCATTGACTTTGACCTTATGCTGCATTTAACGAACCCTGACAAGGACGATGTGCGGCCAACCAAGGCAAGCATATCAAACCAACCGTACCTTGATAGCATTGAAGGTGGCAATACGTATTTTGCTTACCTGAACCGATACCTGAACGATGACAATGACTTTGTGATCAGCTGGCAATTTGAAAGCCCCAGCACGTTGCTTTTCATTTACAACGATGAATCGGGCTGGAGTGTAGAATACCAACACGATGAACCGCTATTTGCAATGGACGGCTTCTTACACGAAATTGTGAACATCGCCAATACGCTTTCGTTCAAAGAGGGCTACGAGTACATTAAAACTTCACGCAGCGGCATTCATGTAATGGCCCAATTTTTGGCACCATTGATGTAATGTTGGCAAATGTTTGTATATTTGTGAAAGGCATTAGAACGCCAATAAAAGGTAAAAACCAAATTTAACCGAGCCGTTTGTTCGGGGGTAGCGTAAAAGATGAGGCCCACCTTAGCCAAGTTCTAACTTCTTTTACCGCCCCCGCCCAAATGGCTTTTTTATTAAAACCCTATGCAAAATTTAAGCATTAACCCTGAACTGAAATCGCTTATACCGCCTTTAACGGCAGAAGAGTTTAAGCAACTTGAAACCAACGTGCTTGCCGAGGGCATTCGGGAGCCCATTATTACATGGCAAGGCACAATCGTAGATGGCCACAACCGATACGAACTGGCACAAATGTACGACCTGCCGTTTAAGGTAAAGGAAATGGCCTTTGCTTCGATGGAGGACTGCAAAGAGTGGATGATTCGCAACCAATTTGGCAGGCGAAATTTGAGCAATTACCAAAGGTCGGTACTTGCTTTAGAACTTGAAAGCGTATTTAAGGCCAAGGCTAAAGAAAACCAAGCAATTCAATTTAAAGGAAATTCACTTAAGCAGATATCTGCAGAAGTGAAACCTATTGAAACAAGGCAAGAACTGGCCAAGGTTGCTAATGTTTCGCATGACACCATCGCCAAGGTGAAGGTTATTGAAGCCAAAGCAAATGAAGATGTAAAGGCCAAACTTTCAACAGGGGAGGTAAGCATTAACCAAGCCTATCAAGAAATTAGGAAGGAGGAAAAAAAGGCTAAATTTGAAGAGGCTAAAAAGAGTTTTGAAGCAGAAATTAAGCCAGTAAATGTTGAACAAATAATTGTTCATGCGGATTCAAGAGAGTTCTTGGCATCATATAGCGGGCCAAAATTTGACCTTTTATTAAGCGACCCACCATACGGGATGGATTTCAAAAGCGGCTGGAGCGACAAGGATAAAATCGCAAATGACAAAATAGAAGATACCGTTCAGCTTTTTGAATCTGTTCTTGCAGAATCGGTAAAGCACCTAAAAGAAGATGCACATTTTTATCTTTTTGGAAGCATAGATTATGTCGGTGAATTGAGGCCAATTATTGAAAAATACTTGACCTTAAAAAACATACTTATTTGGGACAGAAAGGTAATAGGAATGGGGGACTTGAAGACCTACGGCAAATCTTTTGATGTTGTTTATTTCGGAGTAAATAAAAAATGGAGGGATTTGAACGGAACAAGGGAAAGGGACTTGCTTTCTTTTTATAGATGCGAGCCGAGCAAAATGGTTCACCCTACCGAAAAGCCTATTGATTTGCTTGAATACCTTATTAAAAAAAGCACATCGGAAGGGGATTTGATATTAGAACCATTTGCTGGAGGCGGCAGTACTTTGGTGGCTGCGAAAAACACTAACCGAAAGTGTACTGGCATTGAAATAGAGGAAAAATATGTAAGCCTAATTAAAACAAGAATATGAATTTTGACGAATCAATTGAGCGAATCAAACAAGGGTTTGAGGGCGAAACAATAGTTAGGGAATTTCTTAAAAAACAAAATTACCCATTTATGCAAATAGATGTATTTTTTGAAAATAAGAAAAACGGCAAATTATACGTTGGCGAAGTTAAGGCACAGGAAAAGTTTACAAAAAAACTACCAGATTACCCGTTTGATGCACACGGGTTGCCACCTTATCAAATAACGGCAAGATTAAAATTATGCGAAAGAATAGGAGCAAGAGCTGTTTTATTTGTTTATGACACCGAAGACAAAATTGTTTATTGGCAATTCTTAGATTTGCTTAATAATTTGCCGCCAACAAAAAGAATGCTAACGAAAACTGGCAAAAGGGTACTTTTTGATATTGAATCTTTTAATAAAATCACAAACCTATGAAACAACTACCTTGGTTTAAATTTAGCCCAGCCGACTGGATGATGGGCAGAATATCCCGCCAATCTTGCGAGGTTCAGGTGGCTTTTTTGCGGCTTTGCTGCATCTATTGGAATGCCGAATGCGAGATGACAGTTGAACACGCAGAGTTGGAATGCGATGGCTATTTCGACCGCCTTGTGGCCCTAAAAATGGTTGAGGTTATTGGCGATAAAATTGGCATAAAATTTCTTACCATTCAGTACATTGAAGGTAGCGAAAAGCGGCAAAAAATGTCCAACGCTGGCAAGGCATCTGCTCAACAAAAGCTTAACGAACGTTCAACGAATGTTCAACAAACGTTAAACGAATGTTCAATAGAGAAGAGTAGAGAAGAGAAGAGTAGAATAAGAGTAGATAAAGAGTGTAAGGGCACATACACACGTGAAAACTTTATTGATGATTTACTGGGCGAATTCAAAACCGATGCCGACTTGCGTAGCGTAACGAAAACATGGCTTCAAAAGAAAAAGGTAATTACCGAAAAATCTATGCAAATTTCAAAGGCCGAAATACAAGGGCATAACAAAAGCGAAATGTACGCAGCGATAATGGCCGCAGCCGACAAAGGTTGGGCACAGCTATACAGCCGAAAAGATAAGCAAAGCAAAGGCACATCAACAAGTTTACCTGCTGGCAAACCTTGGCTTGACCCAGCAACAATAGCAGCAGCCAAGGCGAGTGCCGAGCGGCTTAAGAAACTTGAAAACCGAAGCGAAGGCGTAACACAATTTTAAGCAGCAACCTAACATACAAAAACCTTAATTTTACTTTACCGCTATGAAACTAACATTACACGAAACAACACTTGACCGCCGAGCAATTGAACTTGCAAACGTGGTATTCAGCCCCGATAAAATGCGGCTAACAAAAGAACGTGCCGCCGCAGTTCGGCAGCTTTGCACCGCCTTTCAAAATGGCACACCGTTCTTTTTAACGGGCGACACAGGGACAGGTAAAACGATATACACCAAATTGTTCTTGGCCGCCCAGCCCGATAAGAAATTCGTTTACTACAATATGCGGCACTTATTTCGGGAGTATGCGGCAATGAAAAACCCTGATGAATTCATCTTGGCGTTTATTCAAAAGACCCGGTACACGGCTTTAATTCTTGATGACGTGGGCAGCGATGAAGCGGTTGGTGCATACGGCAGGGCGAATACCATTCTTTACGATATTATCGAAAGCCGAATGGAGGGCAACCACCTGACAGGGATAATTTCAAACAACACCTTGTCCCAAATTTTGGCAAGGTTCGGGACGGACGGGCAGCCCGATGCCCGGTTAGCCTCACGCCTTAAAAAATGGGAAACCATCATCATGCCCGGGGATGACAACCGGGGCGTTTTTGATATTTTGCCTTTTGCCCAATGGCCGCAAACCCAACTGCCAGCCGATGCCGAGCCGCCATCGATACCATGCCCTGATCATCTTCGTGAAAGCATTTACGAAAAGTTGGGCATCATTGCTAACAAGGTAGTTGATGCACCGCCCAGCAAAGCCGATGAACTTCGCAAAGCGTTTTGGGGTAATTCGGTAAAGCCATGACTTATAAACCATTCATTAACCCTACTTTGTGCCTTTAATGACGCAAAAATGATGCAAGTATGAGCCAACTAATTCTAAAAATAAAAATATGAACAAAGAACTTTTAAAATCAATATGGACGTTAATCGGAATAGTGATATGGCTATTACTATTTACAAAAACATTCTATGAATGGACACAAGGTAAGCAACCAGATAACTTTACTGTGATGACGATATTGTTAATAGCCATATCACTTGAAAGTAAATTTAATAGCAAAAAGCAGTAATTTTTATTGCTTATAACGTTTTGCGGCTTGTGGTTCGTTAGCGAAGCAAAGCCTTGTGTGGTCTGGCTAATGACCACAAACCGCTGTTATGTGCTGGGCGGTTTATCAGCACTAAATTTAATTTAAAAACGAAATGACAGAAAAAAAAAGGCACTTGAACTGATTGCTAAATATCAGGCACTTGCAATGTTAAAAGATTTTGGCGGAATGGACTTTGAAATTGCCAGAGGTTGTGCAATTATAGGGTTAGACGAAATGCTTGACCATATAGAAGTACCAAGCCATATTTACCAATGGTTCAAACAAGTGCGTTTTGAATTGGAACGTGTCGAGCAGCCTTGCACATAACGGTTCGGGTATTGCCGAAGGCAGGGATTTGAAAGACAAATGTTTCAACCTTGCACAAATGCCCAATAGAAGTACAAATGATTAATTAACCGAGAATGCCCTGCTTTTGGCAATACCTTGTTAGGTGCAGTGCTTTTCACAAATTTTAAAAAGATGACAATAAGAGAATTAACAAAGCAACTTTTAGATTTCAATCCAGATGCACAGATTAGGGTTAGAAATGGTAACAACCCATCAACTGATTTTGTATTGGCGTGGGGTGAACTTAGTGAAAACGGAATGGACAAAACAAAACAATCGGTTGTTACCATTTTTGTTGAAACTGATGAAGATAATATTGAATCTGAACAGGTGTCTTCATAGCATTGCACCTAACTATCGTATAGGCGAAATAAACGAGATACTATGAGCCAACTAATTCTAAAATTCAACATGCCCGAAGATGAAACTGAGGCAAACTTTGCCCTAAAAGGCGGGGAGTATTTCTTGGTACTGCATGACCTTTACCAAAAGCTGAGGCATATTACCAAGTACGGCAATAACCCTTTCAACGGCAAAATGGCAAGCGAGCAAGAGATGATACTTGCCGAGCAGATACGGGAGTACCTTAACGAAAAAGATTTTAAGGATTTATGAGCATGAATTCAAGTTGCCCTACGGGGGGACAAATTATCCCCATGAATATCGATACCGTTGCCGAGTTTTGGGCTGGCTTCGATTTCGACACCGCCCAGCCGATTGCTTTTATTGATTCCCAAAAGATAATTTGCTTGCGTACCTTTGTCAATACCCACATTTCGTACTTAAAGCACAACAAGGGCAACCCGCTATACTTACCTTACTGGCTGCGGCTTGAAAAACTAACAAAGCATTATGCCGAAAAGCGTTGAACATCAAATACAATTGGCTTGCGTCAAGTACTTCAGGGCTGCGTTTCCCGACCTTTATTGCAACCTTTGGCATACCAATGGCCGAGCGATTGACAAACGAAACGGCGGCGTGTTAAAAGGCATGGGCGTTATTGCTGGCGTGCCCGACCTTTTGTTTTTTTACAAAGGCAAGTTACACGGCATTGAACTAAAGACCGCAAAGGGAACGCAAAGCGAGGGGCAAAAAGAATGGCAAAAGATGGCATTAATGCACGGAGGCGAATATCACATTGTGAGAACCGTAGAACAATTTGTACTTTTGATTCAGCAAACAATTCAAAATGGTTAAACTTGTAGCAATCGGTTCGGTCAAGGGAAACAGCCGCAACCCAAGATTTATTCGGGATGAGAAATTCAAAAAGCTGGTTGCTTCGCTTGTGGAGTTTCCTGAAATGGCTACTCTTCGCCCTTTAGTGGTCGATGAAAACATGACCGTACTTGGCGGCAATATGCGGCTAAAGGCCATGCAAGAACTGAAATGGAAGGAGGTTCCCATTGTAGTTGCCGAAGGTTTGACCGATGCACAGAAGGATGAATTTGTTATTAAAGACAATGTGGGCTTTGGCGATTGGAACTGGGAGCAGTTGGCCAACGAATGGGACGCAGAAGAACTGACAAGGTGGGGGCTTGAGATACCGGGCTTTGATGTGGACTTAGAACTTGAAGCCGAGGAAGATGAATACGAAATGCCCGATGAATTGCAAACCGACATCGTGCTTGGGGATTTGTTTGAGATAGGCGAACACCGATTGCTATGTGGGGATAGTACCGATAGCGACCAAGTGGCAAAGTTGATGAATGGGGAAAAGGCGGATATGGTGTTTACTGACCCGCCGTGGAACGTGAACTATGGCGCAGTCAAAGAAGGTAACGCGATGGGATATAAGCCCAGAACGATTATGAACGATTCGATGTCTACCTCGGACTTTAAGGATTTCATGGGTTCAGCCTTTGCGATGATGGCTATGTACTCAAAGAAGGGATGCCCTACTTACGTGGTGATGTCTGCCCAAGAGTGGGGAAACCTGATGCTCGCGCTTCACGAGAACGACTACCACTGGTCATCCACAATTATTTGGAACAAATCACACTTGGTAATGTCTCGCAAAGATTACCACACAAAGTATGAGCCAATTTGGTATGGATGGCTGAACGGAGCGCCAAGACTCTGCCCGCTTAAAGACCGCAAGCAGTCCGATGTATGGGATGTTGACAGACCGACCAAGAGCGAACTTCATCCGACCACCAAGCCAATCGAACTGATAAACATCGCTTTAAAAAACAGTAGTGTTGCATCCAACCTCGTGATGGAGTTGTTCACAGGCTCCGGCTCAACAATGGTAGCCGCCCACCAACTAAAACGCAAGTGTTACGGCATGGAGTTAGACCCCAAGTATTGCCAAGTCATTGTTGACCGAATGCGAAAACTTGACCCGAACATCGTTGTTAAACGCAACGGCCAAATTATTTAAACTATGGCGAACAATACGAACGCTAAAAAAAAGCTGATGCTTGAAGCCCTTGAAAAATCATTGGGCATCGTTACAACGGCATGCAAGTCGGTCGGGGTTGCAAGGGTAACGCATTACGAATGGG